GGAGCCGCCGGCCTCGGCCCGCCGTGGCCGAACTCAACCAGGTGTGCATGGGGCGCTTTCTTGAGGTCAACACCAACGATGACCGAGGGTGTACCCTCTTTGCCCTTCGTGGCAAAGATCAGTTCCCGCAAGTGCGGGCGCGGGCTTCCATCCGGGCGCTTGCCATCTCCTATTGGCGCTAGAAACTTCGCCTCATTGCGTACCTCGATTGCTGCGGGCAAGAATGCCTCTTGGATCTCAGAAGCCCCGAGCGCCTTACGCGCGGTCTCTAGAGCTTTCGCGGCACCTTCGGAGCCGATGACCTGGATACCCCACCCACGCCTCGGCATCAGGCGTGCAACTCCCGAACCATTAGGACGGTTTCCCGCTGATCCTCAGCGGGGCAGACGGCCGCGAGGATATCGAACACCCGCGCGCCGAACAGCACCCGCATGGTCGGCTTCACGCCCGCGAGATACCGGAGACGCACCTTGCCTGTAACCTCGGAGTTGGTCTGCTGAGCGGCGAAGAACTCGCGGCCCTGGAGCGGCTCAACGGCTGCCCAGACGGTCGCGAAATCTACCCAACTCTCAGACTCGCCGCCGTCCGTATCGCGCGTGACTGAGCGCTCCTGAATCGTGACTCTGTGTTTCAGTTCGCCGGGGTTCATTAGAATCGGTCCAATCTGTCGGTCGCAAAGCACGCCGTCACCGCAAACGGCAACTCTCCAACAACGTGCCCGATCTCGAACGGAATGCGGCCCTCGTACCAGGCGGTGATCAGCAGTTTCATTCCTGTCTTGATGCTCTCGGGAACCTTCGCCGGAACGAAGCCAGCGGTAAACCGGATCTTGACGGCACTCGAAGGATACGGCGCGATCGTGGGCCATACCTTGTCGTGTGCAAGTACCACGCGGCCCGGATGTTTCGCCGTGTCAACGATGTAGTCCACGTCTGCGGTGAGCGTGGTTTCGGCCCCCGTGCTGTCTTTGAACGTGATTGATTCCACCGACACGAGCGGGTCTAATAGGTCGATGTACCGCGCATCCCTGGGGAAGTCATCGAGCGCGAGGTCGTATTGCTTCACCGCCATCTCGCGGCCGTTGTGTAATTCCGCCTGTTCCCGAGCGGCCCGGATCAGGGCTGAGATATCGCCGTTTTCGTCGTCGCCTTCCACGCGAAGGAACGATTTCGCCTCCGCAAGAGTCAAGGGTTCTTCAATTGTCGTCGGGTCGGTAATCAGGGTTAGGTTCATGTCTTTCCCGCCGGCGCCTTCGGCGCCTTCCCGAACCCTCGGGTTCGGTTTCGATTTCTATTGAGATGGCCTCGGCTATGTTCGCGCCGATCCACTTGCGCGCCTCTTCCGGGTCAAGCTCGACTACTGCTCCGGGCTTGAGCGCCCAATTTGGCGATGCGATACCTACGAGGATTCGGATTTTCATAGGCAAAAGGGGGCGGTGTTACCCGCCCCAAGTCGGCAGAGGAAGTGCCGGGGAAAAACTACGCCGCCGTGATTGCCGCCGGCTCTTGAGGTCGTACATGGTCTCGTGTATCTCCTTTATGAAATGGGGGGCGGAAGGCCCGCCCCCGTCAGGAACTAGGCGTGCATGACCATCAATTTCACGGCCTCAGCCAGCGTGAGCAGGCCGTCCACGCGCCGCGTGGCGCGGAAACCGACCTGACCCGTGCCGGCGTACAGCTCGTTGAGCCGCTGAATCGTGAGGCCCACGCGGTCACCGATGTGGTAGTACGAGAAGTCACCGAATGCCATCACCTTCTTGCCGGCGGTAACGTCGCTATCCATATCCTGGGAGTAACGCACGGGCCGACCGAGAATCGTATCCGGCGCGCCCGCCGTCAAAGACGGCTGCCACAGGTACTCCAGAGAGCCGATGGCCCCGTCCGTGGCCTTCAGTTTCCGAATCACCTTCGCGACGGCGTCGTTCATGAGCCAGGTCGCGTTGCGGCGGTAGCCCGGAGCCAGCGAGTGGAACAGGTCAATCACCTCGTCAAAGGTGATGGCATTGGCCACCGCCGTCGTAACGCCCGTCTGGGCCGTCTCCAGAAACCCGGTGGGTTGCCCTGAGCCAGTACCCGCAACGAACGCCGCCTCTTCGCAACGGCCAGCCGCGTAGATGATTTCGTCCCGCACCTCCGCCTCAATGCCCACAGCCGAATCCGTCAACAGTTCTTCCGACACCTGGATGATTCCGCCGATCTTGTGCGCCTTGAGAGACGCCTTGCCATAGGCCGGCGCCGCGGTCGGGTACGCCCCCTTCTCGGCGACCCAGCCGAACACCGCGCGGGTGCTCTTGACCGGAATGTCGCGGTCGTGCTGGTACGTGCGAACCGTGCCCAATTGCCGCATCACGTTCTCTTGAGTCAAGCCCGTGATGACCTGTGCCTCAAAGTCGGTCGGAACCAGGTAGCCGCCGTCTGCCGAAACGCCAACGCTCATATCGGCGCGGCGCTCACCTGAACGCGCGTACCCGTCCCAGAGGGCCGAGCGGTACTCGGCGGAATTGATGCCCGTGCCGCCCTCCGAGCGCTGCTGTTCCTGCCCCGGAGCCGCCGCCAATTCGCGTTCGATCTGTTCGGCGCGTTCCTCAGCTTCGTAGGTCTTGCGCAGGGCTTCCATTTCGGCTTCCATCCTACCGATGGATTCCTGCTCGCCGGAATCGAGCGACCGTCTTTCGTCAGCCGCTTTATTGAGAATGGCCTTGACCTGTTCGTAGATCGCGGCCCGCTTCTGTCGAAGCTCAATGCTTCTCTTCATTCGCTGTCCTTTCGCTGTCCTTTCTGTGAGATTTCCGCTATGAATTGCGGCGCATGAACTCGAACCGCTCACGGATTACCGTGAGGCTTTCCGCGTGCGGCTCGTGGGCCGCGGCGCTGTCCAGTTCGCCTAGTACGTCAGCGGAGGAACGTACTGAAACATCCGTGCCTTCGTAGGCCGCGAAGGTGACGGGGGAAACGTCAAAGAGTTGCACACCTCGAATCACGCGAACGTTTTTCCCGTCTTTCTTCTCCCAGGCTGCGTCCGTGACGATGAACCCAAAGCTCATCTGAGTAACGTCACCGCGCTTTATCGAGACCATGAGGTCGCGCGCCCATTGGGTGTCGGGAGGGGTAATCTGTACGGCAAGCCCCTTTTCGTCCTCCGAGAGTCGCAACGTTCCGGCCTTGTTTCGCCCGAGAACGTAATCCGGGTTGTGGTTCCACAACGCGCGGACGTCGTCCCGTTCGATTGCTTTCCTGAAGGTTCCCGGCTCGATGCGCTCGAAGAACAATCCGGCAATACTCGCCTCCTGGCCGAACACGGCCGCGTGGCCGGCGATTGTCGGGCTATCCCCGTCCGCGCGCACATCGAACTGGAAACACCTACGCTCGATTTTCATGGTTTCCCTTCCGTTAGACGTTGACCTTGCTTCTGGAGCGCCGCGGCGACCGGAACCATAGCCCCGTTCACCAGGTACGCTTGTCCGACTTCTCCCCCTATAGGGTTCTCATTGTCATACGCCCGCCACTCATCGGCGTTGATGACTCCGTTTTGCCGCTTGATCTGGAGTACCTCAGCACGAGTCTTCGCGTCGGAGCGCAATAACCCGTCAATCGCGTGCTCGATAAACAGGTCGGTGCCACCAGGCAACAGTACTCGCTCCATCTCTTGCTCGGTCATTTCCAGTGATGGGCCAAGCGTGAACATCAGGAAGCCGATTGTCTGTTGCTCAATCCCGGTTCCCCAGGACGTGCTTTTCTCGGTGTCTCCCATCATGTGAGGCGGAATGCCGTAGATGAGATAGATTTCAGACCGCTGAAACGACCGTGTCTGGAGGTACTGTGCGTCCTCGGGCGGGATGGTGGTCGCAACAAACTTGGAGCCCTGATCTATCACCAGGGTCTTTCCGGCGTTGATGGCGCCCGCGTACTTCTCGTTGAACCTCTCGGTCGTCTCTTCGAGGTTCTTAACCTTACCGGCCAACTCCAAAATGCCGCTGTGCCGCGCGCCGTTGCGGAAGAACGAGGCCCCGAAGCGCTCGGCCGCCAGGCCCAAGCCAATGCCTTGCCGTAGCAACTTGAGCGGCGACCACCCCACGAGGTCGTCTCCCATGCCGCGGATGTGAATGATATCTTGCGGCAAGTAGCGGCCCGCGAATGGCCCACAGGCTGGCTGATAATCGTAAACCTTCGTGCCGTTGACGTTGCGGTAAACCCTCATCCAATCGGGGCGCAACGGGTAAAGAGCCTTCAGTCGCCCTGTACCGGACCAAACGGGGAGCGCATAGGCGTTACCCCATGCCGCCCGGTTCTGTCTCATGTACTGGCGGTACTGAAACGCCGTCATCTCCGGGTTGGGCGAATCGTGCAACAGCGTATAGAGGTAACTGTCGGTCGCCCGATCCTTGCCGCGCCCGTCAGCGTGACGGCGGTACAGGTGGCAGGGTAGCGAAGCCTCAACTTCGGAGAGCAGGCGAATCGCGCCCTGTACGGCCGCGAAATTCATAGCGGTGTTTGGCGTGACGATTTCGCCGGAATCCGTCCTGTGCCCGCCGGCCAACGCTTCGATGAACCAGTCCGAAGGTTGAGCCAGCGTTGAGCGGCGCTCGGACGGGTTTCCCATGTCAAAGCCGCCGCGTTCGAGCACTAATGAACCGAGAGTCTCTATCATCAATCAGATCACCGTAAAATTGGGTTCGATATAGCCGTCGCCGTGTTGTCTGATGAGGCAATCGAGAGCCATAATCGAGGCCACGACGCCATCAATCCGCTTGCTTGTCTTCTGCCGACTCGGCTTTACGGGCTTGATGTTCCCGCTCGGGTCTTGCGCCACGGTTGTACAGTCAACGTTCCAACGTAAGACCGGGTGCCCGGTGTGAACTAGCCGCCGCGCAAGGACCAACTCCTGTAACCTGCGAGCAGGGGCGTTCATGCTCGCGAACCCTTGTCCAATATCAGCCACACTGAGGCCGGCTTCCATCAGGTCCGAGACCGTATCCCGCGCCCCATAGCGGTCAAACCCGATTTGCCGGATATCGAAAATTTGGGCCAGTTGCTTTATACGAGCGGTTACGAACCGCCAGTCCGTCACATCACCAGGCGTCAACTCCACGTACCCGGCCCGCGCCCATACGTCGTACTTGACGTTGTCCCGCTTTGAGCGCTCGGCTAGGCCCTCTTCGGGCAGGAAAAACCAGGGGTACAGAAAGACGAACGACCGAACAGGCCACACCAGCACGAACGCCGTAAGGTCACTTATTGCCGCTAGGTCTAAGCCGCCATAGCACGGTTTCTTTTTAAGCCGCGCCAAGAACAGGCGTCCCACTTCGTCAGCGGTATCCAGATATCGCGGTTGTTGACCCATTGATTGAGATTCAGGCGCCGAAACTTCGTCTGCTCCGAGGGTACGTTCTTCGCCTTCGCGCATTCCTCTCGAAGCGCCTCAAGCGTGACGATCTCCCCGAGCGTGGGGTTTGCCAGGTGCCACAGGTCTTCGTCTGTCCAGTCCGCATCCTTCGGAAGCTCGTAGATGAGCGGAAGGTACGTCGGGTCTTGCACTAGACCGTCCCGCACTCGGCAGGCGTACTCATACTCACGCCCGCAAAGGGTGTGCTCATCGAGGCCCGCCGTGGTGATGATAATGAACAGCGGTTGCCGGCGCGCCACTGAGCCGGAAGTCAGGGCGTCGTAAAGCTCCTGCTCGGCACTTCCCCAGACGTGAAACTCATCAATGATGACCGTTGAGGGGTTGAAGCCGTGCTTACCTTTCCCCTCAGAACTGAGGGCCTTGAGCTTGCCGTCGTTCGCCGGGTTCCTGATCTCCTTAGCGTAGGGAACCACGCGCAAGAGGTCTGACAACTCTTCACTGGCGTAGACCATGTCGGCCGCCGCCTGAAAGCAGATGCCCGATTGGTCGCGGTCTTTCGCGGCAATGTAAATCTCCGGGCCGCTCTCATCGTCCATTACCAGGAGGTCAAGCCCGAGCGCCGCCGCTATCTGCGTTTTCGCGTTCTTGCGGGCAACGCTGAAGTAGCATCGGCGGTAGAGCCGCGTGCCGTTCGCTCGCCGCCACCCCATCAGATTCGCAACGAGCTTCCGATGGGGCGGGAGCAACCTGAATGGCTCCGGGCCTCCCGACTTCGTGCTCTTTGTCAGCGTAAGGCTTTCGATGAACGCGAAGTCGAGCGCTACCGCTTCGGCATCGAAGTAGATTCCCTCGAAATCGTCAGGCACGGTTTATAGTCAAAACGCCAATACGTCTTGCGAGAGCCGCATTGCCGCGATCTCGCAGTACCGCTCATCTATCTCGATACCCACAGCGGGGATTCCGGCTTGCTTGCACGCCACGAGCGTCGTTCCGCTTCCGACGTAAGGGTCAATCACGCTTACGGGGTTCTTCGCCAGCGTGAGACACCAACCCATGAGCGCCACGGGCTTCTGTGTGGGATGCACGCGCGGAACGTTTCTTTCTGTCTGCCGGCGGAAGCCGTCCCAGACGTGATAGAAGATCCGCGCCGATCCGAGCAGGTCAGTCCAAGCAAACTCGCAATCGCTTTGCGCGTTGCTCCCGGTGTTACATCGCTTGTCCCAGACGAGCCATCCCGCGCTATTCGGGAGTTTATTTGCGTAGTGGTTCGCGCCCCAAAGGATGTGCTTCTCGGCAAGGCCCATCAGCGCGGTCGGGTCAAACGGCTCGTTATCCCCAATGACACGCACGCCCGAGAATTTCGTCCGATACGGGATGTTCTTGCAGCCGTTCACGTACCCGATTCCATAGGGCGGGTCGGTGAGCACCAGGCCGAACGTTCCGAGAGAGCCGAGCAGTTCGCGGCAATCAGCGTGATAGAGCGTCACCCCGGTCGCCTGGTAATACGGCGTCACCACGGGTTTGTAGCTTGCAACTTCGCTACTAGAAATCCGAAGATGCGCACGCGAGAATGGGCGCAGCGGTCGCGGCGCTTATACGGTTCAGTTCTCATTTGCCCTCATGTGCGGTCGTACCCGCCCTCGTCTTCCCGACTCAGCGTCCAGTCCCGCATATACGGCTTGCGGGTTTCCTTGATCTTCAGCCGGCTACCGTTGCAGGCCACGCGCAACCCGTCGTAGCCCACAGAGAGCCAGAGCGTGATTCCGCCGCCGTAGGGTGTATAAATCTCAATCTCGTCACCCTTGTCGAGTTGGAGTTTCATCGGACTAGGCCCTCCGTTGCTTCGCTGCGATGATTGCCGCCAGCGGCCCCGCTTTCTTCTCTGGAGCGGTCTTGAGGCCGATCCGGGAGCGCGCCCCCGGCGTTGCACATATCAGTTGAAGCCATTGGATAAGGTCTTTCCCGAACTGAGCCCTTAGCCGGAGAGCGGAGAGCCGTTGTTCCGGCGTCAGCTTGCCGTCGACTGACATGCGCTCGGCGGATTCCACGGCCTCCAGGCAACGCGCTGCCATCGTGATAGCGTGCGAGTCAATCTGTTTGATCGGGACTTGTGCCGCCGCGAGGTCAATCACCAAATTTCGGTAGATTTCCTGGACTCGTCTTGGTAAGCGCTCGTCACAAGTGGGTAGGTCGGGGTTAACCGGAACAGGCCCCGATGGTGCTTCGCTAGAGCCGCCCGAAACCGCCGCAAGTTTCTGGCGTCGCGCAATTTCCGCGCGCCCGCGCCGCGAATTCGGGTCTCTTAGCGGACCTCTTGCTCCCATTGTGCTGTATAACCCTCCGAAACGTGGTCANAACTTGGAAACGTGGTCACTCGCGCGGAAGATGGCCCACGCGGTACTCAGCCAAGGGGTGTAAACTTTTCCATACCCCCTGGG